GTCAGGTTGGACCACGGTCACTAAACCGCTTTGGTTTAGTTGTCCATTAACCTTTCTCACTGTGTAGTGTCGCCTGGCCAGGTGGCACTGCGAAGGCTCGTAAACGGGCCCTCGGTATGCACTCTGCAGCGACCTTTCGAGGTCGTCGGGGAAATCAAGGAGAGAGAGATGGATAATTAAATAGAAGGAAAGTCTAGAATGAATGGATGAAATGGGATAAAAACCTTATAAGTTCGTTACGTTCTGGGTCTTTGAGTTTGCTTAAGGAGCTTTTTAACAGGATTACCCGCGTAAAAACGGGTAGGGGTTGGATCAATTGATTCGTTCGAATCGTTGATCTAATCCTGGTAGGAAAGAAACCATCTTGAACCAGAGCCACAGTTGTTTTCACGCGTGAGGCTTTCCGCCTTCTGGCCAAATCGGGGAGACCCGGTTTGGTATTGTATTTGAAAGCATGTAATGTGCTTTTAATGCAGGCAGTGGGTGGGATGGTCCTGAGTGATACGCGACGCCTTGGCGTTGCGGTTTCTCGCTCGAGCGATGGATTACCACGAATCATCCCGCGCGTTATGCGTGCGATGATACGAGGTGGGGATCGTCGGGCTCTAAAAATCTGGACATCACTATTTGGCCTATATAGGGTGATAGAGATGAAAGGGTTTTTAAAGCTTCAGACGATTACCAATCCGGGGCCGCCCATCCCGGGCTTTCCATATTGGGAGAAGGACATTCGTGCCTTTCTCTCCAGTCTGGGAGTCCAGGGTGGTACCGACTTCGTAGGTAAACTCCTAAGTCCGGTGAAAGCAATGATTCATAAAAGTAGTCCGACAGTTGCTGGTCTCCCAGAGGAGAGAGAATTTAAGTATTCATCTTCCTGGGTAGGGATACAGCAAGCGGCAGTCTCTTTATATAATAGCAGAATTTGGGGTCCCTTCGGGGACCTCCACGCAAAGTTGGCCGGCCCTCGAGAGGGCGCGGACCGATATTGGAATTTTGTGAAACGTATAGAGGGACTTGCCTTGTCGGCGCCAAGTACCCTAACTCCAGGGCCCATTGGGCGCCTGGGGATAAAGCAAGAAGCCGCCGGTAAGGTCCGAGTCTTCGCGATGGTGGATTGCTGGACGCAGTGGTTGATGAAACCGCTGCATCTAGGAATCTTCCATCTCTTAGATAGGATTCCCGCGGATGGTACTCATGATCAGTTGCGTCCTATACATCGACTTCTGGAAAGGGGTTATACCCGTTTCTGGTCGTTCGATCTATCTGCCGCTACTGACCGATTACCGGTTATCCTGCAGGCGTACCTTCTGGATGTGTTACTCGGGGAAACCCGATCAGCACGTCCGGCCGGTCAAGTCTGGGCAGATATCCTGGTCAATCGTTCTTACGTGGTGCCCTCTTTAGCGAAGAAATTCTCTAAAGGGAGCATCCCGTCGGAAGTCATGTATGCCGTTGGTCAACCTATGGGAGCATTGTCCTCTTGGGCAATGCTTGCATTAACGCACCACTTCTTGGTAGCGGTCTCCGCTCGACGAGCGGGGATCCCTATGGGAAATTTCTCTGCGTATGCTCTATTAGGTGATGATATTGTGATTGCGGACGGACCAGTGGCCCGTTCGTACTTGCAATTGATGCGAGAACTTGGTGTGGAGATAGGAATAGCGAAATCCTTGATTTCCCGTAAGGGAGTCTTGGAGTTTGCGAAACGATTCTTCGTATCAGGGGTAGATTGCAGCCCCGTGCCCCTTATGGAGCTCGGTGCGGCCTTCTACAACGGGATGGCGGCATTGGAGTTCGCACGTAAGTACGCCCTTCAATTCCCCCGTCTCGTATCCGTGCTTGGAGCCGGTTTTCGAGTGAAAGCTCGATTAGCGGTCCTCCAATCATTACCGAAAAAGATCCGCGGTCTGGCCGTGGCCTGGTATGCCCCGAAAGGTGTAAACCCAGTGAGGCTCGATGCGTGAGTTCAGATGAGGTCGGCTTTGGAGCCGCTCATTCTCAATTCGCGTAGAGCGTCGCTTTCATTTGAAGCTTACTGCTCTGCGATATTGGAAACAATTGAAGCAAGATGTAAGAAGTTCGTGAAGGGGACTACTGGTTTTACCTATATGGACATACCAAAGCCTGTCTGGCAGCGACAACCCCCAGTCGGGGTAGTGCGTCATCCTGAGACGGAAAAGGGGCAACCTGGATTCGGATTATGGAGGGTGCAGATGGAGGGTGAGGTCTTGTACCCTACCACCCATCAAGGGGCTCAGCGAGCTTCTTGCCTCGCGTGGATTAAACTCCACGCGGCGGAGGAGAAGCCGGACCCCTACAACGACTGATTGTGGCTGACATACTTTACCATTAGGGATCAAATCCGCCAGGCCGTACAGGCCTTGCAGATAGATCTAAGGGAACTCCAGATGCTTGTCACTGGGATTAAGCGTCAGCTTAGTCTGGGTGAGAGGCGTCTTGAGGAATCCGACCTGATGGAGTTACTGGAGGCATACTCTCGTAGTATGCTCTTCCGTAACGTGCGACAGATCTGTCAACCTAGTACCAAGGACGCAACTGTGTCCTTCGATAGGGTATTGACAATGAGAAAGAGCCTTGCAAAAGGCTTGGTAGAGATAATCGTAAGTGAAGGCGAGATAAGAGGAGATAACTTCGTGATGTTACCAGATGAGGGTGCGGGATCATTACCCGTAACTACATCTGACTAGCGTCCCGACTTGGTCGGGTGGGCTCAGCGGTAGTTCGAAGCTACGTTGGGTGTCACCCCAAGGACTGGAGAAAACGAAGGGATTTGGCGTGTCAGTGGCGGGAGTGATCGGTTTAGACCGGCCTCCTTCCTCTGGCTCCGCTGCTCAACCCTTACCCGAGCGAACGGAACTCTACTGTTTATGGTGGTTCTCTGTTCTGATGGTTTTAAGTACTATCGTCTGGGTGTCTCCTTTGGGAGATGCCAGGCAACAATAAGTAAGCGTATCTGAACGTAAC